GCAATTCGGAAGATGGAGAAGGCAGAGGACGCGGCCCACGAAGCAGCTAAGGTTGAGCATGAGATGATTGTCGCACGCTCCCTAAAAGAGGCTTTGGAGGCAAAAGCGGAGCTACATGCAGCCCGCCAGCTGACTCGCCCGAAACGGCCCAACCCCCGCACAAGGGCGAAACGTGCAGGTCTGCCGACTGATCGAGCAAATCCCGGGCAGTTTGCCAGGGCGCTCTCAGCGGCAAGGCTCGATGCCCCGAAAGCTATGATTGCTCCACCACTCCGCACCATTCGTATGGAAGCGGCTGTTGGTGAGGCTGTCGAGGCAGGAGAGTGTTCTTCCGACAGTGAGTCGGAAGCACCGACTGTTGTGCAGTCAACGTCGGTGGCAGCGAGGTGTGACGACTTTGAGTCGTCACCCGTGTTGCTGTACCAACTACCCTCCGCCGTGCCTATCGGGCCACGTTTCGCCAGCCGGGACGTTGTTCCGGCACGTTCGCGAGACCACCTGGACTCTTTGTCCGTTGAGGTACAGAGCTACGCTGTTGCGTCTGCTCCCTCATCGCACGCAAAGACTCTTATCGATGCTCAGATCGACGTTGGCGTTCGGCGATACTTTGTATTCGCGGACGCACCGACGTGTGACGATCCCACCGACTCGGCGTTTGTGCCGCAGTTCCCTGGTCATGAGCTCTCGAAGGTGGTCGAGGAGGGACTTGCGGCACGCCCACCAGCAGAAGGGATCATCGTGGTCGTCGGCAATATGCTGGCGATCATGCTCAGGATGATCTACCTGGCCTGCGCGTGGTTTTCACTTTGGAAAGGTGCGCACGTGGACAAACCGGACGTCGTCTCTGACGATGTCTGGAACACCGCGACGCGCATCGGCAACCAAGTGAAGTGTCCCGGACAAACGAGCGATCCGAAGGTGCTCAAGGAAGGTCTCAAGCATTTGCGTGCTGCGATCAAGACTAAACACCCGGAGATCAGCCGCGTCGAAAATCGCCGCGCAGCCAATGCCGCATGGTATCAGGCTTGCGCAAACGACGATGAAGACGAGGTTGTGGTCGCTCGGTACCTCCTCCTCAACAAAGTCCACAGCATCACGAGGTTGATTGCGCTGACTTTGTTCGTGTTCCTCGTCGAGTGTTCTGTGCTCGCAGGGTTGAGCACGACCCTCCCACCGGTCCTCGTCAAAGCAGAGGAAACCGGCGGCCTCGGACATTGGTGGTCGGCCGTGAAGACGAAAGCGAGTGATGCTTTTGTCCGAGCCACACCCAGTGTTCCGATGGCCGAGAGGTTGTTGGAAGACGCGAAGAGGTACTATCAAGTCGGAGTGAGTGCATTGCAGAGGCCCGAGGTTATGGCCGTGAAAACGGCTTTTGACCCTGTGCTGATTGGTGTTTCCGCGGCAGCAGCCAGCGTTGTAGGTACTATGTTGAAAGCGAAGATCGCGGTCACTCAGTTCCAACACGTTGTTTTGACGCCGGAAGGCCACATCGACTCGACCCTGTTCGTCGGACCAATTCAAGAGGGAGCTTTCGAACTCCCGTCCAATACGACGAATACTGTCTGTCTTGGTTTTGGCGACCCTTCTAAGCTGAGTAAAGACTGCAAAGTCCGAAAAGCGGAGATCACGTCAGTTTGCCAGAGTCAGGACGGAAAGGGCGGGACCTTGGTTGGCTGGACGGCTTCGATGGCGCACGTTCTGCGGAAATGCCTTTGCAATGCCCACAACGCATTGACGAACAGACACGGTGCGAAACCCCCACTCGTGTCAAGAGATGTCAATGAAGTCCTTTCAGACTTCGCCGAGGCTGTTCGAGGATATGACGCCGATTATCTCATGCATCCGATGAAAGAATGGTTCAATTGGTTCTCAAAATGGCCTTTGAGTAAACAAGTAGCCTTTCTGAAATCGCGTGCAACTGAGGACATCATTCCCGATCAAGTGAAAGCGATGGTCAAGCGAGAAATCAACCACAAAATGCCGACCAAGGCGAGGCTCATCCAGTTTTACAGGACCCTCGCAACACAAGCAGAATTTGGACCAGAGTTTTATGCATTGCAGAAAGTCGTCACTTCGATATTCCGCAGGCATCGCATGGGTGACATTGACGTCACCCTTGCATCTGGTATGAACTCTGCTGAGCTTGGCCGATGGATGGAAGAGGTGCTCGCCGAAGGCGCGGTGCAGTTCTATGAGAGAGACGGCAAGAACTGGGACTCAAGCATGCAAAAACAACACGCCGCTTTTCGACAGGGGTT